ATAATTGCTACCTCCTTTGTTTTCATTCAGGGCAATAAAAAAGGTGCATAGTAAAGTGGGTAAGCACCTTACCATGCGCCTTGATATTCTTGCGTTTTCTTTAGTCTGGCCGGACTATCGAAAAACCCTGATTTTTAATTACGCTTCGTCAATCTTCTCTTTCCAGTTTGTCTAACAGCCAATACAGGAACCTTTCAATGACCGCTTCTATCTTCTGTTTCAATGACCGCTTCCGGCTTTTAAGCATATCCTCTGCGGATATTTTTGATTGATACATGAAAGGAACGGGATTTTTTACCGGGCCTGTAAATGACATTCTATCTATCCTTGTATTAAGGACGTGTAACCCTCTTTCCTTTGTTGCATAATTTAAGGCTGAATAATAATCGTCTCTTGCAAATGGCCCTATTTGGCTACCGATAGTTTCGTAATAGGTTTTTTCCAAACGTTCTACCACTTTTATTAATTCTTCATCGGATAGCAAATCAAGTCCATATTTGCTATCTTGCATATCAAAAATGCTCTCAGCCATGTTCTCTCTCCTGTTTCAATTTTTTGGCTTACTCACAAACACCGTTGAATCCGGAGCTGTGAACTTTTCAGCATATCTGGCATATAATTTCTTGTATCTTGCCTTAAAATCATCATCAGGAAACCATGAGAACGGCCTCATGCAATAATGTTCAGCAAATGCATCTATTATCCATGATGTACCGCCCATTTCCCAAGCCTGAAGGCAACATAATGTCCCGTATAAATCAAAACCGTCAAGGCTTTCATCGAACCTGAATCCGCTCTTCATGTTTACGATTATGCAGCATTCATCAAAACAAGATGCGGCCTGTGGAAATGTGTGTATGTCCCCTGTATTGATAACGTCAACTATTCTCATGTCGTGTAACTTGCCACATAAACGTCCCTGCATGTCCTTGCCTATAATCCCTGCTACAATCCAGTCCTCAGGCAATACAAGGAGCTGCTGTTCCACCTTTTCAAGCCACCCCTGCCTGATATACATATCTTGATGAAGCAGCACACCTATAGTAGCACCGTCTTTTTCTATTTTATCAAGCAACTTATTCAGCCCGATTGTTGCCGATTCAGGATTTATGTAATAATGTAATTCACCCGGTAAATCAGACTTTCTCAACACAGTATTAAACCTGTAAACATCATTGATGTTACACCCGAAAGAAAACTTTTTAGGTTTTTTGTCCCAACGCCCCGGCTCAAAATAGTTGAACAGTGCGTATAAATCAGGTTCATATCTAACCGGGTAATGATCCTTAATCCATATAGCCGATTTACCATCTGAATAATGGTCATTTACATCAAGCCTGATCTGTTTAAATATGTGCCCCTTAACAATATATTGTTGTTGACTTATGCTACCCAGCACAACATTATCTGGTGTTGCTACAAGTGTATTAGTAGGATAACGCCGTATTGGTGAAACATTGTCCGGTATATTATCCCCACGTTTCAGGGATATAAATATTGCATCATCACCCATGGTCTTAATCTTCTCAAATACACCCTCTTCAACCATGTCATCGTCATCAAGTATGCAATAATAGTCATCATCCACCACAAGCCCGCTCTGGATAAAAGCATTTTTCTTGTGATACCCAATGTCTATGAAATTCGTAACCCCTTCATCAAAAGGGATTACATAAGGCTGTACCCATGATTTTGAAGGCCATTTAATATCTTGCGTTTCGTTATCAAAAATAACGGGATGCCATATAATATTCATGGGTTCATAATGTTCAATAAGCGTCTCAAGGAGGTGTACCCTTCCAAATGCCGTTACAACATGCAGATTCATTCAGCCCCCTTTCCATGTATAATCCCTATGCCCTGTAAAGGCACAGATGCTTTATGTTCAAGGAACTCCTTCACTATCTTCTTCTTGACAGTGCTTTTCAACCTCTCCCAGAACGCCACCACATCAGGACAGGATGTTTCCTGAATGTCATGCATCATACATATCTTTGCCTGTTTACCGAGGTTGTTATAATCTTTTGTTATCCATCCATCCGAATGATCTCCGTCAAGGAAAACAAGATCAAAGGAATTTTCATTACCTATTGTTTCACTTGTGCCTGCAAAGAATTTCATAAAACCTGATTGCTCTATCATGGATCTTATTTCAGGGTTCAGATAGTCTGAAGGATCCACACCCGTACATTGGATATCAGGGTTAAACCGCTTGAGATATTCTGACACAAACAGGAAATTACCTCCCTGGAACACGCCCACTTCACAGTAAGACTGAATCTTGAACTGCGACAGATAGACAAGTGCTTTTGCCAACTGTCCCGGCGTCTGATAAATACCCGCCATATCACCGCTTGTATTCTTCCACTGTTCATCCTCCCCGAATACAGGAGTTCCCCATTGCACAATCCCAAAAGCTCTTATCAGGTTTAAGACAATCTCTTCATCCTTTAGAGTTTCCAAGGGAAGTAGCTTGATAAGATTTTGTACTGCTACTGCATTTTTATTTTTCATTCTTTAACTTGCCTCCATATAAATTGAATAGTCTACCGACCAATGCCTACACCCTACCGTTACGCCGTTTTCAACAAAGTCTTCAATGGTAGTTACAAGATTCTCTCTTTTCATGTAAATTAATGTGTTGCTTGTAATTGTCATGGAACATTCATCAAACAAGGTTTTCATGTCAGCGTATATATTCGATATCTCTGTCAAACTCTCAGAGATTGAGAAAATAGAAAACTGAATCAGAGTGTCTTCGTAGTCTTCCGTGAAGGTATTGTCTGGCACATTTGAAATAATAGACAGCACAATGTAAGGGAATTCAGTCCCTTCCGGGGCCTGATCTGTGAATACCCTACCGCCCACATCATTAAACAATGTAGAACCGGAAAGTTTAGAATAGATAGCGGTTAAGAGGTTTATCAAGCCGCCTCCTTGACAACCATCTGTAATTCTGCGTTCGCCTCTTTAACATTCATCACGCCCACGATTGAAAAGTACCTCAAGCCATACTTAATGCGCCATGAAGGATTAAACTTTGTCCTGTAACGAATATTTACCCTGTGAGTGATCTCACTATTAAGCTGCTTAGCTTCAAGCCTCTCTGAGCTTGCAACAGGCGTAATTTTAGCCCACACAGTTGCAATAGTAGTATAGACAGTAGTAAAGCCGCCCTTACCATCACTCGTACGTACAGGTGCTTGAATTTCAATTCTATGCCTGTAATCTCCAATCTTAGTATTCATCCCACAGCCTTAGCGAGTATAATAATCTCTGAACTATCTTGTTCTCCTGATATGCCATCGTGTTAGGATTGCCGAGCGTCTGACCCTCCCTGTTCTCGTATAAATCAGTGCATATCATCTTGATTGCTGTTCTTATCTTACTTGGCAAATTAGCTGCTGTTGTCCAACCACATACAAACCTGACAGTAACAGGATTAGAAGGCCATGCAGTAAATGTGGGCCAGCTTTCACCATATGGCAACACAATCCGTCCTGCTCCTTCGCCATTTGTTTCAACAATGTAATCCGTGTTCTCTGTTAACGTAGTTTCTACTCCATCCGAATCCTTATATTTAACAGATGAAACAGATTGAAGATTCCCGAAAGGGAGCTTGATATAATCCTTATCAGGGAACTCGTTAAGGTAATAGTCCCATGTCTGAGTAAATAAGGCCCGCCCTGTTATATCTTCAACGAGTTCACGGGCCGCCTGAATTAAATCTGTCAATAAATTATCTTCAGCCGTATTTCCTGAATCAACCATGATTGACACGCCGAACTCACAATCAGCAACAAGAGTTTTAGCTATAACCCTTATGTAGCCCTTTACTCCTGTATATTCCTTTTCCTGTATTACAGTATCATTCGCTTCTGTAACCTGTGTGAATGCCCCCCCTGTCCAATCTGCATAAGCAGTGTCAACATCTGTATCACTTTCTTGAATCTTTACGTCTACTGTTCCACCTGTACCATTATTAACCGGCTGAAGGAACACCACAGCCCTTTTACCGAGGACGTTCACCCCTGCACCCTTCAAAGTGTAGGCAGTCACTACGGGATGTGAACCAGCGGCTATTGAAGTGTTCAAGACAATGTTTTCAGACAGTGCCTGTGAATCACTACGCAAGTGAAGTTTAAGCTGGTTAAGCGTGATAGGTTCAATGGTTGGAGCGGCGTAAAGGGATGCCTTCATTAATTCATCTCCTGCACTGTTATCATCCATACCCTTAATCTTTCAGCGTCTTCTATTGTCATACATTTCACCTGCTCCATTTTCCCGTTTATCATCATCTGTTTAACCGGACTCCACCCATATTCAAGTATCGGACAAGTCGCCCCAATCGGTCTTGTTGTCTCGCACGCTGAAGCCGTCATCAGTATGATTATTAATGCGCTCAACAGTAGAAGCTGCTTTATTTTTATATTCATTAATCGCATTGGATGCACCCTTCCTTTTACCTGCCTTATAGACTGCAAGCCCACCCCATACAAGTAAGCCTGCTATGATTGCCACAATGGCAAGAACAGCATAAATGCTCACATAGCCCCCTTACTTTCACCTGTTGCACCTATGCCTGGTAGAACAGCAATGGCGGCATTGGCATACTTCTCGGCCTGTTTCTCTGTAAGTGTAGGGAACTTACCTATAAGTTCATTCACAACAGTTGCAAACTTTTCAGCACCGGTTATCTTCCCTGCCTGATTCACGGCATAAGCAGCCGCTTTCTCTTCCATTGCAAGGACGGCCACTTTAGCGGCGGCCTTGATTGCCGTTTCGGTCTGTTCTGATAGTTCAAGCCCCCACTTTTTCTTGAGCGTTGCGATTGCTACGCCTATTAACCCAAGCACAAAAGCCGTCATTACCGGAATTGCAAAATTACATAAAATAGTGTTTACTACGTCTCCCCAGTTCATATATTCACCTCTTTATTTTTATTATCCTTGCACAAGCATTTCAATAACCTCGTCCGCCCGGTCTCCAACTTGATGATACCAAAGAGAATCTTTCATTTCATAGCCTGCATCTTCCCAGCGGCCTTCATTTATCGCCTTGTTTGCCTTGATGAACTTTCTTGCCCTGCTGAAGCCCATATTGAATAGGAAATCTATCAGTGCTTTCTTCCTGCCCTTTGAAAAACCTTTGAAATTGCTATATAGCCTAAGGCAATCTTCTATCGCCTCATTAACATCCTGCTCATAAAGAATGTCTATCATAACATCCGTAATCCTGCCGTACTGTGTCAGATATGACTGCATATCATGAGGCAACCCCTTTGCATCAATATTATGTCCTATGCCTATTGTCCATTTACCTTTTGAACACAAATAAGGTTTGTACCGTTTGCCTTCATGCTTAATAAGGAGTTCTTTAAGTGTCATTTTCTTTCCTCTTCCTGCATACATCACATTGCTCATATTGCCACGTTATGTTATTGTAGTTCTGCTCTATTAATTCCAAATCCTTCCCAACAGGTCTTATCCACTCACCATAGCGTTTTACCTTGCCACATCTGCACCGGATAAGGATAACTTTCATGTTTGCCTCAAAACGGCTTAATTCTACATAAATGGATAGCAAACATTCCCAATGCACCACCGGATACACAACCAAAAAAATTAAGTGCTGTTCGGAACATTACCTGTTTTTCCAGCTTGGCAATACGGTCATTTATGCTTTTAAGAGTGTTATAAACCATCAAATCACGGTCTTCCTTCGTAGCTCTTTCCCAGTCCTCTCTTTCCACCACAATAAA